CTGTGGCATAAACTTAGCGCCTGGTACTTCAAACGTAAAGTAATCAGATAGTTCTCTAGAAACGTCTTCGTCTACTTCTAACTCTAAGTAAACCTCATTCACCTTTGAAATTTTCATTATATTATTTCACTTTTGTTTTGAACACAACGCAGCTTCTTAACTGGTAACATTCACGACTAACTGGTTGTGCTTGATGTGGTAAGTTTGCAGAAAACCTAATCAGTCTGTTACCTTTGTAGTTTATATGATGTGTAATATTCTTTACATCATTGTCATATACTACAGTTCCACCACCCCATTCATTTTTCCAATCCATTCTAGGATAATAGATGAAAGTTTCATCTCCGTCATCTCTGTGAATGTGTGGTTCTATTCCATGAGTGTGTGCATTTAGATAAGCTCTTTCCATTTCATTATTAAATTGTTCATCTATTTTATTCCAAATAGGTAAAATATCTCCTAGTTCTCCTACTTTGTGTCCTAAGAAAACGTGCCAATGTTTGTTTGCACCACCCTTTACAGAATCATAATCATATTTCCAAGACACTTCTCTTAGTTGCATATCAATCAGTTGTGCAATGTGTTCTTCTAAAAAATTATCTATATATTCCACCATTAGTATGTCACTCCTGCTTCAAACTTTCTCCACTCGATAGCGTTCTTAATATCCCAACCACGATTATCAACTGACTTGATAACTCCTTTGATATAGTCTATTACTGTTTCTAAATATCCTACTTTATTCTCTGCATTAATAATTTCTTCGTCAGAGGAAATATAGACTGCTAAGTCTGTCTTCAATACTTTGAGGTCAAAAGGTTTTGTTGCATAAATCTTTGCATCAGCTTTACCACCATAGTATTCCCACTTCTCACGATACATTCGTTTATAATCTCCCTTTGCTTTATACAAAAGAAGTTCGTATCTAGATTTGTAGTCTAGGTAGTTTGCTTTAATTTCTTGGTTTTTTAATGATTCGGTATCTAGGTGTTCATTATCTACTTTCAAGTCTCTTTGGACTTGTAGTTTCAATTCGTCAAGGGTCATATTATCTCACTTATAAAGTCACTATTTCATATAATTTGTATCGAAAACTAATCTGAGCTGTCTGATATGTAACATCAGTACTCTCTTGACTATAGTTCAATCCACTTAAAGATACTGGAAATAAATCTGAATATCTTACTTCTACCAAAGGATTATTTTTGTTTGATAAAATTGTAAGAGTTGCATCAGAATACAATCCTCTATCTGCCGTGGCTTTTCCTACTGCATCAACTGATACATTTTTTGCTGATGTTGGATTATTAGAACTATCAGTTCTAAAAGAACTAAACTGTGTTCTGTTCTTTGGAAAACCAATACCTATTAACCAGTTGTGTATTGTAATATAGTTTTCTAAATATTCGTCAACAATAAAACTCACATCTAAATTACCAAAAGTAAGTTTATCTCCCATAATTGGAATGTCTTTGTATGGTGTTGGTATTACTGCTTCACCTAAAGATATATCTGGAATGTTAGCCGCAGTCGTAAAGAACTGTACCTTTGGTAGTTGGTTAATCATAAACCTAAACTGAGTCGGACTACTATAGTCTAACTTGTCTGGTTGTCGATTTAATGGCGATGTATCTGTTGTCATACTACTATTTATAACAAAAAAAAGAGGGGAATAAATCCCCTCTCTTTAGGTTGGTTAAAACCGATATTACATAAGGTTCTTAATTTGAACTTTTCTGTAGTACTTGTTAGTTGCAGATAAGATAGAAATCGCACCATCTCCTGCAGCAGCAACTGTTCCAGTATGGAATGGGTTTGCAGCGATACCATATCTTGTCTTAAAACCAATTTTTGGTTGAAATGAGTTTTCACCAACTGCACGAACCATTTGTAATGGTACATAAGGGCAATAAAACATTCCAGCGTCATATGGAGAAGTTCCTTTATATCCTACAATGTAGTATTGTGATGCAGATACGTTAGCAGAATATGGGTCTACATATACTTTGTATCTACCATTCATAACACCAGCAAATGTTGTTGAAGTGTCATCAACATTTAAGTTATTGTTAAGAGCAGGAGTGTAATCTAGAACACCAGCCATTTGAAGTGCAGAAGCAACATCAGCAGAACATAGTATCATATTACCTTTTCCTCTACGAGTCTGTTGACCAATAGCGTTAGCGTCTCTCTCAATCGCAAACATTAGACCTTTGAATTTCTCAACTGACCAACGACCATTTGAGTCTGTATCTAAGTCAAATATACCAGCAGTAGTTGTATTTACTTGAGCGCCTTTTACAGCAGAAACATAAATGTTTCTTACAACTTCTCTGTTTATTTCTGCAAGAATTTCAGCAGATAGTATGTTTGCAAGTTCTGTTTCAGCATCTAGACCATGAATTGCTTTTAAATCTTGAGCAAGTTCCATAGTATATTCTGCTTTTAGAGCTCTTGTTACAGCAGTAACAGTATGTTTCTCAATACTGAAAGCCATCTCTGCGAAAGCATTTGTTCCAGAGTCACCTAATGCTTCACCTTGTAATGAAGTCATACCAGTTGCACTAGTGTATGTACCAGCAGATGCATCATTAAGTACAGCAGGGTTAGTTTCTGTTGCACCAATATCACCACCACCGATTGTACCAGCAGCGTTCTGGTTAGTTAAGTCTGGGATTGCTTCGTCTGCAAGTGCTTCAGCACCATCCATAGATGCAAATCTTGCTCTCATTGCAAAGATAAGTCCTGTTGGCCCAGTCATAGGTTGTACACCACAGATATCATATGCGATAAGGTTAGGCATAGAACGTCTAACTAGTGAGATCAAAATTGGATCCCATGTGTCTAACGCAGCATTGTTACTTCCACTACCACCAAAGTTAGTTGGAGCACTTTCGCTTAAGAAGTTCTTATCTTCTCTTAGAGCTTTCTCTTGGTTTTCTAAGATTATTGTAGTAACGGCACGCCTATAACTATCCTTGATTTCTGGTAAATCAGGGTGTTGAAGGACTGGCGACCACTTTTCTTGTAGATGTTCTGTTTGAAACATTTGTTTCTCCTTTTTAATTTCTACTATTTATAAATTGTTTATTTTGCACTTTTAACTGTTCGACCAATAGCGGACATATATGCAGCCATTGAATCGGTAGTGTCAATGTCCTGTGCGATACCAGTTTCTACATCACCAAGTGTTTCTGTCATTACCTGTATATTCTTAGGGAAATAACTTTCCTTTAGAGTACTAAGTTTTTCACGATATGATTCTTCGTTAGTAAAATCAACATCTTCGATTAATGACTTAAACTTTTCAATTTCTGTGTCGGCAAGATCAGTAGTAACTTCTGATGCTACCTGTTCCTTCACTAGTGTAGCATTAACAGACTTGGACTGGATTTGCTCTTCCATCATTTCGTTAATTTTACCTTCTAGTTCTGAAATTTTTTCAGATTGTGCTTCTAACACATCATATTTTTCATCTGGAACATCAACGTAGTGGTCTTCAAACAATGTTTTTAAACCAGAGATAAAGTCTTCAGCGATTTCGCCTTTCAAGCCTCTTTCGATAGCCAACTCGTTCTCTTTCATCCATTCTTCAACAACGTAGTTTAAGTAAGTATCAACCTTTTCAGTTAATCCTTCCTTTGTTGCATTTATATTTTCTTCCAGTTCAGATTTATATTCGTCTTCCATTCTTTCAACTTCAGAACGAACTTTTGATTTAACGGCAGCTTCAAATACTGTTGCAGCTTTACGTTTAAATTCTTCGGAAAGGTCACCCTCACCATTCATTAGTGCATTTACATGCTCAGATACATCAATAGACTTTAGACGATTCTCAACAGATTCTTTTTTAACTTTTTCTTCCTCTGTTTCCATATCGTCTGTTTCGTTATAGTCCATTGCGCTCATGACTTTTTCATATTGTGCTTTAAGTTCTTTTGCACTCATTTTATTCATTTTAAGTTCCATTGCAGCCATGATTGCACCTTTAGATTTAGGTACTTCCGTTTCCATCTTATCTGTTTCTGCAAGATTTAAATCACCATTTGCTTCGAATCCAGCTGCAAGTGATTTAGCAGTTTTCTTCATTCCGTCATTTGGTGTATCAACTGAATCTGGTTTACCTTCGCCTTTTTGCATAGGGTTTCCAGTTGCAACAGTCTTTTTAGATGGTGCATCTTTTTGAGTTGGTGAAACTACAGGGTTTCCTGTGTCTTGGACTTCACCACTTACTTTGTCCATTTTGTCGGCTTTACCAGCTGATTTCATAGGGGCATCTTGACCATTAGCTTCTTCAAGCTCATCAAGTACTTCTGCCTCTAATTCCTCAATGGTTTTATCTAATTCATTTGCCATGGGATATTGCTCCTTTTGAATGTTTATACAAGTTATTTATAAATTATAACTTTTGAAGAAATCGTGCAAATTCCAAACTATCCGCTGATGCGTTGTTGGTTCTGTGATTTTCTTCTATGTTATCTTTGATCTGTTGAACTTCTGATTCTTGTATCAATCCATTGTTCCAAATCCACTCTCTACCTTCCATAATACCCTCAACAAATGCGTTGGGAGCAGATGGGTCAGCAACTATATCAGCTGCAGTCGCAAGGTAGAAGTCTTTTCTCACTACGTTAGCACCATCTTTTTGGTCTAAACTTCCCATGCCTCTAGATGATACACCTAATTTTGCACCATCATCCATCAAAGACTTTACAATCTCACCCATAGGGGTTGAAAGTATCTTTGCTTCTCCGATAAAATTCTTTCCGTCTGGTTGTAAAGAAGTAATCATATGAGATGCTCTTTCGAGATTAACTGTTGGCCCGTCTGGGTGTCCTAACTCTCCGTATGCACGATTCTCATTGACGTATTCTTTATTGTATCTGGTTACTTCTTTAGAAAGTATTTCCATAGGATACATACGACCATTACGATTTTTGATGTCTGCTTGCATAAAGACACCTCTAATTTTATAGTTCTTCTTACCAGACTTTTCATCTTGTTCAATCAAATAATCTTGGTCATGAGCAGTATGTTCTGATATTAATTTTAATTGATATCCCATAATTCTATCCTTTAGTTTGTATAGTTAACATCTTTTTTGAACTCTATCAATACAAAACCAGATGTACCAAGACAAGCCATTTCCATATCTCCAGAAGTAGCACCAGTATTTGTTGCAGCAGATTCAATCAATCCAGCTGAACCATCATAATGACCAGTTCCTGCTAAATCAATTAATGTTATATCAGAATCACCT